ATGAAGTATTCCGAGTTTTACAAACTGATTGAAGCCGCAGGCTGGACAATCAGTAAGGGTAAGAAACATCACAAGTATGTTCACCCGGACTTCGACTATTTCATTCCTGTCGGACGTCATCCGAGTAAAGAAATACCGAAAGGTACACTTGAATCGATGATGAAGGATGCCGGACTGAAAAAGTAAAAGTTCTGCCACTCCCTTCGGGGAGTGGCTTTAATTGGACTAAACCTCAAAAAATCTGTTGTATGAAAACAATTGTAGCAATTATCGAAAAAGCAGAAGACGGCGGCTATGGTGTTTACACCAAATCTGTACAAGGTGCGTACGGGTACGGTCTGACTGAACAAGAGGCTAAAAATGACTTCGTAGACGTACTAAACGAACAGGCCGAATTTTACAAAGAAAAGAAAGGTGTGTTTCCGGAATGGTATACGGAAAATATATCAATAGATTACAAATATGACTTTTCTGGTTTTTTTAAAACCTTTCCTTTCTTCAATGTATCACAATTTGCGCAAGCTGTCGGGATTAATCCTTCATTGATGCGCAAATATAAAGAAGGACTGGCTTTTGCTTCCGAAAAACAAAAGGCAGCCATACAAGACAAATTCAACGAGATCGTAACTAAAATGAGTCTGGTCCAGTTTTAAAAAGAGCTATTTTTAATTGAACACCTGTACCGCTCACATAACAAAGGGGAACCAATTGGTTCCCCTTTTTCGTCAAACCATGTAACAGTACAAATGCACTGGATAATAACGATTGCCTTATTGGGCAGCTTTACTCTTTTCGTATTCCCTATTCTAATTGCAATTTTCAAATAAGAAAGGAGACCCAAAAACGATTTATTCCCCGAAAATCGCCGTAAAGATTTGTTAAACAATTCTTATTTAAGCAGGCGCGTAATATGTTGGTACACATATAAAACGCAAAAGGCGACACCTCTAAAAAGAGGCATCGCCATTTACAAAAATACTTTAAACCGTGACCCGGGAGGGATTAAAGCATTTGTTTATCATTAAATTAAACACATGCATTATCACTTTTTTCAGGCATTACTATTTTTTGACTATATTCGCATTCACAACATTTACACAAATCGTTCCAAAATTCGTTCCAAATGGCAAATAAGATAAATCCGTTCCTTGTTGACAAAAGTAAAGAAACAACATCTATACAGTTTATCATTAGAAAAAATGGAGAAAGATATCGTTACACTCCAGGTATATCTATTCGGACCGAACACTGGATCGATAGCCAACGCTGGTGTCGCGAAGGCAAAAAGTATCCTGATGGCTTTCTAAAAAACGAACAGATAAAAAAATATATCAATATCATAGATTCAGTATTTATCGAATTTGACAAGGAACTGATTACTCCAACCCAGCAATCATTCAAAAAGGCCGTTGATAGCAAAATTGCACAAATAAATGAGGGAGCCGGAGGTGTAGTAAAAGATGACTCTCTTTTAACTAATTATATATCGAACTATATCCAGACATGCGATAAAACGACTGGTACATATAGGAACTATCAAAATTTACTCAATCATCTTGTCGCATACGAACAAGAAACAGGTTACAAACTTCGTTTCTCTAACATAAACATGGACTTCTATAATGGGTTCCGTACACATATGCTCACAAAGACATATACCATAAAAGACCAACAACGCCATTATTCCAAAAACTATATAGGAGGACTGTTCAAGATGATAACCAAATTCATGAATGAATCTGCCGGAGAACTACATAACAACACAGCTTATATAGATAAAAGGTTCAAAAAAGAAAAGGAGGAAACTGATTCGATATACCTTACGAAGAAAGAGGTCCAAAAGATTTTTGATCTAAATATTACAGCCGAGACGGTTCAAACTTTCTTTAAAAATGTTCGACCATCCGGTATCACCCGAAAAGTAAAAGCGTTGAACAATGCCCGCCTTATATTTCTAGTTGGTTGCTATACCGGTCTCCGGATATCAGACTATTCACGCATTGAAGACTTCAACATAGATAAAGAACTCATTAAAATACGCACCCAAAAAACAAATAAAATTGTTTCTATACCAATACATAAAAACTTCCGGACCCTATTGAATAAAACAAATATCATGAGTATTAAGATGTCAGATCAAAGATTGAACGACCATATTAAAGAACTTGGCTTAATTGCCGGTATAACAGATGAAGTGAAAATTTCTAAAACTGAAGGTGGAGTTATCAATACATATACATATAATAAGAACGAATGTATATCTACACATACGGCACGTAGATCATTTGCTACTAACTTATACTTTTCCGGAGCAGACATCTTTGTTATAAAGGATTTATTAGGACATTCTAAAATTGAGACTACAATCAAATACTTAAAAGTGTCCATTGAAGAAAATGCCAGACGGATAGCAGACAATTCCTTTTTTAAAGGAGAATAAAGAAAGCCCGATAGAAATTAACTACCGGACCCGCCAGACTAAATACAATTGTGTAATCAAAAGCGTATTTGAGTTTAGAAAAAACATCCAGCCCGTAAAAATTTTGAAACTTTTCAACTATACCGATGATTTATACGGTTTAGCTAATTCCAATATCAACTGAGACTCTCTAAAATTATCAACCCTATTAACTGCAATTCTTGAAGTATATGCCGCAAAATGCATAATCATTTGCTCTTTAAAAGGATCTGGTAATTGTGCTATATATTTTAAGTCTTTCTTTCTAGATATCGGGACAGATCTAACTAATTGAAAATCAACCAGCAAAGATGGAGAGTCTATTACATCAGAAGGATCAATAAAAAAATAACGAATTATTACCTTATTATGAATAATATCCAACAAATAATTAGACAATGAAGTCCATCTTTTTCTAGGTAACTCAAAACTTTCCACATCATTAATTCTACTCAAAAATTCTTTAGACATAGATATTGTTTCATTAGCAGGCAATAATGCTGCAACTATTAAAAAACTGGCTTTCCCATGTTCTAAATCACAAGGATTAGAAAGAACAATACTTAATGGATCATCCCCCATCCCCCATTCTATTCCATCAATGATAGAACCTTGAGTAATCTCTTTTTCTGGATTTTTCAACCAAGACATACTATTCTTCAACTTTTATAACATCGCCCAGACTCTGCCCTTCATAAGCTTGAACAAACCACTTTGACTTTGAAATTTTTGAATATCGCTCTCTAAAATCTCTTTTAGAAATTATAGTATTCCCATTTTTTAAATTAGAAATATTACTTATATGATTTCCCGTTTGATATGAAGGATAAAACATGTTGGGGCTTTGTCTTTCATACAATTGATTAACATTCAACTGAGAAGAAGATAATAACGCTGCAAAAACTACCACAGATGCACTCTGTGAAGTTATTTTTTGCATGGAAAAAGCTTCCGATTGATTATTTGTTGACACTTTTAAATTCATAGCACTTAGTTCAATATTGTATTTACAACCTTATTTTCCACCATTTTTTGAGATTCATCAAATGCCTGTTCCAAAATTTGTTTCGAAGGTAAAGATTCCATTTTTACATCATGATGATGATTAACAGACATAAACAATCCATCAATGACCCCATTTCTTGGTTGAATATCTACAGCAATGGCATTACTTTCATCTAATACAAACTGTAGACCAATACCTGTACACGATACCAAATTATCCGATTCTGCAACATTATTTATCGAACTAGCAAATTTACAACCTAACCAAATTGGGGCTGGTTTTTCTAGTTCTAAAAACTCATATTCATAATTTAACCCATACGAAGACAATGCAAAATCAAAAGAATTATCAGTAACTCTCATTATTTCCTCTTGAACTTTTTCTACTGTATTAAAAACGTCATCTAATTTAGACATAACAAATACTATTTTTTGAGGAGAGATCACAACCCTTGGAACAGGTTTATTCATTCCAATAAAAAAGCCCTCAGGTCCTATACCACAATTTGTATCGTAAGGATTACCAAAAAGATCCTTACAAAACTTATTATCCAAAACAGGAATATTATTGTGCAAATTCTTAAAAACACCAACAAAAGCTGTTGAAATCACATTCCGCGTCATAGTAATTCTTTTTTTTGCAAATATAATAGTAATATAATTTTTAAATAAGAATTTCATCACAAAAAATCAAAACCGCTCTACCTATCTCAGGCAAAGCGGCCTACATTACTAACTAAACTATTACTATGAGAAAAAGTTCTATTTAATATTCCTGACTATCCATAAACCCAAACAACCAAACAGAATAACAATCAGCCCAAATACCCAATTAGGTAAAACAGCCTCCCGATCAATCAGCACATCATCTGTAACGACATCTTTTATACCTTCATCCTTCACTTTGACAGATGTATCTGTTTCCTGCCTATCACAATTCTCTTCTGTTGTCACCGATCGTTTTTGTTCGGAATGGATATCCATCTGGGTAGTCTTTACAATATATTGATTGCCGATACTGTCCGGCTTGGATAACTCTGTTATAGTTATGATACCGGTTCCTTTATACTCCAGTAACTCCGTAATTGTCCGCTGAACAGATTCCGTGACATGTGTACTATCCTTTTGACTGCTGACAGCTGTACTAACCGTTTCCGATCTGTAGCTTTGCTTTTTTGTTCCGCATCCAAAAAAGAGAAACATACACCAGAGTAATACAATGCCTTTCATGGTTTTACATTTACGTTGGGAAGGAACGATGTAAATTCACTCTGTACGTCAAAGCAGGGACAAGCCTTTAACCATTCAAAAGGTTCAATCACACCATTACCATTTAGATCAGGCGAATAATCTCGATGACCTTTTACTTCTACAACAGCCGGATATTTCCGACACAACTCATTCACCAATTCACAGATGGCAGCCTTTTGCGCTTCGGTACGGGTATCTTTGGGATTTCCGGAACCATCTAGCCCACCGACATAACAAATGCCTATACTGTCCGCATTGTGCCCAGAAATGTGCGCCCCGGCTTTTTCTACTGGTCGCCCTTTATGAACTGATCCATCAGCATAAACTACGTAATGATAGCCGATACCGTTCCATCCGCGTGCCCGATGCATCTTATCAATATCAGCAACGGTAAGAGACTGCCCTTCACGCGATGCAGTACAATGCATTATGATTTTATTTATCTGTCTCATTTTTATCACCTTCTATTTCTATTATATCTGTTTTCTTTCCAAAGAAATTCAAGAACTTCACTTTTACATGCTTTCCACGTGCAGCAAAGTAGTTGACATATATACTTTCTAACTCAACACCGTATATAACGAGTAGAATTATAAGCGGTAGCAAGTCGATCCCAAATGGTTGCCCAAAAGCCTGGCCGAACGAATAAGCCATTACAACCCAAATGATATAACTTGTAATCTTATCCATTGTACGCCGGACAGCTCGCGATCGTTTGATCGGGTCTTTCCTGTATCGAGATGCTTCAATACCGAACTTCAGATCACCCAGTGTCAGCACTAAAGCCAGGAAGAAAAGCCATTTCGCCCAACTGAAAAACTCGATCAGTCCAAAAAGGAATTTATCTGTATAGTTCTCCATCAGTCCCCTATTTTAGAAATTACAGGACCACGAACCGGAGTAATGCTTCCTTTTCTCCATTTAGGGAACTTATCTGAATTATGCTTGATATACCGGAGACAATCATTCATCAGTTCCTCAGCAACAGAAAAAGCATCCTTATACTCTTCCTGCTTTTCTTTTAACTCCGCATGTGAGCTATATTCAACCTGATTCTGCATCAATCCCACCCGTGACAGGTTCCTGTCTCCATGTTTCACCAAACGAGCGTAAACGAAATATTTTAGCGCTTTTTCAAGCCCTGAGAAAATAAACTCATCATTTCCATTTTTATAGATACCGCCATAAAGCAAATTCTCATAGGCATCATTGACCGGCGAGCCTTCCTCACGGTTGACATACCGGAGTAAATCAATGAAAAGGTTATCACCTAAAGCATTCTTGATATCCTGCTGCTGGGATTCATCAATGTACACAAGTATTTTTTCAACATCAACATGCGTCGACATGGGGCGAATGGTAGTTTTTACACTATCTACGTCCGTTAATTGCTTATTAAACAGATTGGACTTCATAACTTAAAGGAATTAATGAATAGTCGTTTGTTTGATTAACCGGATATGTAAAATGTGAGAACACAGATCGGAAACTTTGTTCCATCAGGACACGTTCGTCGATCGTCATAGCATTATAAAAGTTAAAGGCATCATTAATAATGTCGTTTGAAAACCCCAGTGCACCGGAACGAATACGGTAAAATACCTCCTGATTGAACGCTGCATGTATTTCCTCCGCTACAGCATCCTTTGTTACAGTAAAGTCTTTATCGAAGTTCTTGGTTGGGAACTCGACAAATTGAGGAACATCGTCTCCATCTTCACGCCCTACACCTAAAATTTTACATGCTTCGGAATCACCTTGAAAATCTTTAAATTTCGCTGCATCAAAACCATTCTGATATTCTGTCCCTTCAACCCAATTTCCATCTTTATCTTCTACCATGACTTTCTGTCCTTTGGGATAAACGAACATACCCATCGGCAAAAAATTACTCCGGACATTACGATAACGAACATTTGCCAAACCTTCATCGGTGCTTATATCAGTAATGGCACTGTCGTAAATGGTAGATGGATAGACCATGAACCCATCTTTTGACACATATAACGTCTGACCTTTATAGGCTTCAATACCTCCTGCTGCCACAATCTGAGATAGTACAACGTCGGGATTAGGATTAAACACATCTGTATAGGCAATAGTACTTTTACTGGGTTTCTTGATCTTTTTCTTTCCCTTCAAACAGGTCCAATCTGGGTGTATGCCAATTTGGGCTATATATCCGGTATCATCATCAATACCCAGACGGCAGTCTTCAAAAGGAATATGCTCAACGCTGGTAATCTCACATAGAAGATTGTAATTTATGTGCAAAGCAAATCCACCAAATTTTGCCAAATCATCAGAACAGAGTCTTAACAAAGTATCACATGTCTGGCCTTTCATATTGACAATAGACTTGTAAAATAAGGAATCTTTGAAACCTGCACCTCTAATAAATTTTGCATACCGACCAACACAACTTTTCGCATTACTGGAAGCACCCAACAACTGCAATATCATCTGAGGATAGTTATTCCCCTTTCCATAACTTTGTATATCCAGGTTGGTTACATCTGCTACAGGAATACGTATTTTCGGTATTTTTACTTCATCAATTGTCATATTTCACAAGTCTATTGTATCAATTAATCCACTTCCGTCTGATCCGGATTTTCTCCGTTCTCCAATGCACCATCTTTACCCGGATCATCTGTTTTCTTCTCACTTTCTGCCTTCAATTGTTCAGATGCCTCTTTCAGTAAAGAATCAATATACTTTTTCGTAACCTTTACATCACCAACCTTATCAAAGGTCACAAAATGCTCCTTTACAGCTCTTTTTGTCATACCTTCAATAAGCATTCTTTTCATATCGGCGATAGCATCCAATTCGGCAGGAGTTAATTCAACAGGAATATGTTCTTTCCCTGACAACTTATCCAAATATTCTGCAACATCATCCTTCCATCCATCAGGCAGACGTTCAAAATACTTACTGTTTTTTTCATCCAAAGACAAAAATTCGATCGCTAACTCATCCGTACAATTCTGGTACACGATCATACGACTGGAACCAAAGCCAAGAGGCATACACATACCTCGGGCAATCTGATATCTTTTTTCTTTCATACGTTCCTCAAATAATATTCGATTAGTTTTATAAAGGTTGACGAGTTCCATCAACGCATCAAAATAACAGTTCCTACAAGTGTAGGATATTTTGCGACATAGAGCTTTAGAAGCCAAAGAAACGAGCGTATCCCGTTCTTGCGGTGTTTCTTTCCGAAGACGAAAACGCTCGATCACTTCATTTGTCAATAGTTCATCCACTCTCATTCCTATACAGTATTAAGCTGCTGCTATTAAACTATCAAACAAAGCCTTCGTCGTTTCATAATCAGTTTTATGCAGGAATAAACCTGATTTCGGGGCCCGTTCTTCTGTCAACACAGCTTTCCAACCTCCTTCAGTTTCCTCACTGTATTTGTCATTCTCCAATGTCGTTGCAGTCATACCCTGATAAAAACCGGAAACCTGGAATGCAGCATCTTTCGTTGTACCTTTATGTTTATTTTCATAAACGACTACAAACGTCCCATTTGCCAAACCATCAATAATGCTTTCGCTAGTCTCCGGTCCGTTGTCAAGGATCACAATTGCAAACTCATTATTGAATGTATTTACATAGGTTCCAACATTCAGACTTGTTTTAGTCCCGGTAAAGGGTGTTTTACCCGGTACGAAACATTTATATCCTTTCTTTCCTGTCTTCAAAACAAGAGCCTCAAGAACATTGCTTTTTCCTGTAGCAAACACGCTTTTTGCAAAATCAATATCCGAACGATTAATGATTACTGCATTAGCTTCCAAACCACGAGTAACCGGAGTATCACAGTTGATATCAATATCTTTTTTAATTAAACTTTCGCAATCTGCCATATCTATGAGTATTTGATGGGGTACAGAATACCATACCCCGGATTATTAATAAGCAGCATGAATCAGTTCGTCCTCTTTGATAAGAGTACCGATCTTACCCGTTGAATAGATATAGTTCATACGTTCTTTACGTTCGAACCACACATCAAGTTCTGAAATAGCAGAACTACCCGGATAGCCCATGAGCAACTGACTGGGTGAAGTATATACAGCACGATGCGGTAAATTCAACTTTGTTCCGTTATCTTGATACTTACTTGTAAACCTATCAAATAACGAAATAGAATAAATTTTCACACCATCCCACTCTGATATCTTCAAACCATCAAACAATACTTGCCATGGCATAATTGTGTTATAAGATTGCTTTGCATCCCATGATAAAGCATCAGATAGAGATCTTGTACAGAAAATTGCGGCTCCGTTCATAGCTTCAATACGTCCGTCCGCATCTCTCCTGATTTTTTCAAACAAGGAAGTAGCAACCCCTTTCGTATATAATCCACTATTCTGAGCGGTATAAGATGCTGTGTCATTCGCTGAGATTTCTGTATATTGATTAGAGTTACCGGCAGCAATAGCAAAAATACGCTTCCAAAAACCGTCGGCCATCGTAAACAAAGTTGAATCGACACCAGATGTCAACACACCTCCATCAGCGTTATTTTTCGCGTCTTTATCACCATACCAGGCAATACGCCACATCATTTTCCGCATGGCTTCTTCCAATTTGGGTAACACAATGTAATCCATGTATTCCGTAGATGTAAGATCACCAATTTCAGTACCAGTTTTCAAACAGTAATCAGCGATCGTTCCTTCCAAATCTTCATAGCAAAGATTCAAAGGTATTTCCCAGTCCCCTAGTTCCCACTGCTTTTCAGCAGCCGGAATACCTACTGATTTGTAGGTTGGATTACAACCGGCCCCCTCATTACCGACATCTTCCATTTCTCCAATGAAGCCAAGGCGTTTACCGTGGACTATTTTACCCATTGACGTAATAAACTGCTCCAAGTTTTCATCCTGAAACACAGTCATGTTTAACAAATCACGCAAACTCTCAATTGCATGATTTGTCGGGGTTAATTTTGTAAAATCTAACTTAGGCATACAAACATTTTTTATCTGTTAAACTTCTTTTTACGGGCATCACGTTTTTCGGCCAGTTTTTTATCAATCAGAGAAACCGGATCACTGTTTCCGCCCTGTCCACCTTGATTGCCATGGAAACCTCGCGCATCAGGAACATAGCTACTTGCAATTTTCTTCAAGCCTTCCAAACCTCCCATAGTTTTGACCTTATTCAAAATTACAAGTTCGTCCTGGCTTTTAGCCTGAGCACGCAAAGACGTTAGTTCAGCTTCCAATTCCGCTATTCGCGCATTGGCAGCATCCAATTCGTCATTATTATTTTCCTCTTCCGGATCGCGGATTTCTGTTATTACTCCACCTTCTACGACGATTGTACTTCCATCCGGCATAAGATGTTCTCCGTCCGGGGATGCTGTATCACCGACCTGTGGTTCCCCGTCTTCACGTTCTACTGTTAAAGTACTTCCGTCTGCCGTTGACAGATCAAGACTGACAATCGGAGCTTTAACGACTCCTAATGCTACTCCTAGCATTTGAAAAGCCTGTGCTACTGTTACTTTTTTTTCTTGATTCATATTATTTGTTTTTGAGTGATTCCATTTCTTTGGTTGCTTTTCCTTTGCGGATATAGGAGGCTTCACCTCGGATATAAAGCCTAATTCCTTTGCTTTATCCATATCAACAAATTTATCCTCCGCCATAAGGGCACGCAGTACATCTTCCTCGGAGCCGGTACGATCAACGTATAGATTCACGATCTTTGTCGTTTCGGCCTCTAAGTCCTCCGCCATACGTCGCAAATCTTCTGCATCATAAGCATCTGCCAAAGTGTAAGGTGGGATATAAGGATTATGTATCAATAGTGTAGCATTCTGATAGGCGTAACGTCGTTCTTTAGGAGCGGCCAACAAAAGGACAGAAGCCATAGATGCACATTTACCTTCAATAATGGCAGTTATTTCTTTACCCGTTGAACGTAACTTATCATAAATGGTCCACCCCTCCATACAATTACCACCACGACAATTCAATCGTAACTCTATATTGTTATCGTCTTCCGGAATACTTTCAATGAAAGCATCGACGGAATCAAAGGAAGTTCCGTCCACTCCGATCCAAAACAAGTTCATTTGCCTTGTCTCTTCATCTACTATATCGCTGTGAATCTTTAATACCGCCATATTTAAAATATCTTTTTGTGCAAATTTATATCATATTGTATATTATAAGAGAAAATAAAATGAAAAAGCACTGCACATATTTTGCAGTAATAAAAAAGGCCATACCGATAAAACGATACAGCCTATGAAATAAATAATACAGAGATTAAACTGAGCGTTCCATCTTAGAAATAACTTGATACACTTTTCGTTCACTCATATTATACTGATCGGAAAGGAAAGAAACAATATAAGCCTTTTTCAATCCATCCCTTTTTAGCCGGGCATACTCATTATAAAGATCGACATGTAAAAAATCAGATGTATTCAAACCAGCAGAATAGAGTTTTTCTAATAACTCCTTATTAAAGGCTAATATTTCATGAACTTTCATATAGTAGAATTATTTTGGATCATTTTCACTCTATCTTGTACCTCTGTAAACTCAACAACACTAACAACGGGTGCCGGCATCGAAGCGACAGCTTTAGCTATGTTGTTTATACAATCTTCACTTAAATCAAGATTTCCTATCGCTACTCCTTGTTGAATTTGAGAACGTTCTGAAAAAGATATCGCTTTTATTGCATTGGAGAAAGGAACACCGCCACCAGCTACATTTACCGCGCTAGCGATAGAACGCAGTAAGGGATTAGACATAGATCGCTTGTTAATTATAGCTTCACCCCCCTCTGCCTCAATCTTAACACCTCCATTTGCATGGGATGGACCAACAATATCGCCACCATCTGCATATTTTGATGTCTCCAAACTTGGTGCCTTAACATTTGTCTCCACTTTGTTTACAGAACTCTTGATTGAAGCAAACTGAGCGGTAACAGCAGCTATCACAGTCGCTAAAGATGCAAGATAATCCCATGTAGTAATGCCTTTAGTACTGGAAGCTGCTCTTGAAAGCGCAACACCTTGATTTAGCATTACTTCTGCAATAGCTAAAGTTTTAGTTAGCGCTAGTAATGCGATATTGTCATCCGCTATACTACCCAATACGCTCCCTAATGATCCAACAATAGAAGCGATGGCTGCCCGTTTATCTCTAGCATCTTTCTCCAAGTCTTCATTCATCTGTTTTGTGCTTTCCGCAATCTTAGCACGTAATCTTAATACAGCGTTCACGTAATCCTCTTCAGTTTTAAACATAGTCGCCTTTGCCTGAGCATCCATATTCACTAAAGCATCATATTCTGACTGTGCTTGTTGAATCTTTATGTTATGCTCTTCCAAAGAACCCTCACGAACCTGTAGCAGCCGGTTCTCCCATTCTAGTTTAAGCATATCTATTTGTTTGTCAAATTGCTCTTTCCGAAAAGCTTTATTTTCATCTGCAACCTGTTTGTTATATGCGGCATTTATATTGGCTTCCGATTGCCGAAGCTCTTCAGCCAGCAACAAATTAGCAGCAAGCTCAGCCTGTCGGTTCTGCTCAATCAGAGAAAGACGGAGATTATGTTCCTGTTCTGTTCCTGCTTTAACCGCAGCAAGTTGTAACTGAATACGTTTAGTTTCTTTTTTTATCTGAACCTGGATAGAATCATCAGATAATTTCTTCAAATCTGCGTCACGCTTCTCTTCAGCCAGAATTATAGAATCATTCAACGCTTTCTTTGCTGCATCAGTTAAATTCTTTTCAGTACTGAGCTTGCGTTTCAAATCTTCGATCTGTCGATCATACTGAACATTTACCGTTTGTCTCTGTTTTTCTATCCCTTCTTTAACTAAAGATAAAGCTGCATCTTCAGCCTGACGGCTCAACTCTAATTCTTTAGCCTGCTGTTGCTTTTTTATCTCCAGGGCCTTTTTTGAACTCTCTTTTGTTATGGAATTTGTCTTATTCTGAAGTTCAATCTGTTTCGTATAACTATCACGTTGTTTGTCTACTACATTTTGAAACAAATCTGAAAACTCTCTCAAATCAGATATTGTACTCTCGGAAAGACCAAGTTTAGATATAGCATCATCGGCTTTCATAGACCCACTAGAAACAGCTTCTAACATATCCCGAACTTCCTGAGTGACTTCTTTCTGACCTAACAAATTAGCCAACTTCTTTTCCCCGAGTTCGATCTGTTGCTTCATATCGGCTTGTTCTATTTCACTAGCCTGTTTTGCTGCTGCAATACGTTCTTTGGTCGATTTTGTTGTATCATCGGAAATCATTTTTAGCCGTTCAATCTCTTTCCGCCCAGCTGCACGCTGCATATTCAACATTACTTCCTGCTTTTCCAACTGCTGACTGATATCGTTCAACTCATAAGCTAGTTTTATTTCACGCTGTAATTCATCACCAATCCCGGCAAAGGTCGCTTTCATATCTTGAGCTGCCCCTTTTAAGTCACCAGAGAATACTTTAACCAATGCACCTCCAAATTTGGCAACCCGATCAATTATAACATTAATAGCTGCTCCCAATCCGGCCATGACATTACTCAGTAACTCAGTTCCCTTCTGTGTTTTTGTCAAATAAGCGACAAGAGAACCCAGCGCGACAACGATCGCACCGATTCCGGTACTGATAAGGGCAATCTTCAAAATTTTCAGCCCCGTAGAAAGTAGATTTGAAGATATGGCAGCCGCTTTTTGGGCTCCAGACATTTGAGTTGTAGCAGCAGAGTTCAATTTATAATCGGTAGTAAGTAAACCGACCTCTTGCCGTACCTTTTTGTATAGGGGCTGAAAAGGGGTAATTACACTTTTCAGAGAACTATTCACTTTTGAAAACAGGCCGGTTTCATCAGCGGCCGTTTTAATCGCTTCCTCATATCCACCAACAGAACGACGAAAGTCACCTAAACCTTGTTCCGTTGTTTTAATTTCATCATTGAGAGTTTTAATTTTCTTCTGCAAATCACGTCCTTTCGCTGATTCTCTTTCGATTTGGCTTAGATTCACATATACCTTATTCAGCCGGGAAAGTTCAGCGCGCATAGATTGCAAACTGCCTTCCTGGTCCTCTATTGATTTATTATTGTTCCTGATCTCTTGATTTAACAGTACATTATGTTTCCTCAGATTCTTTATTTCATCTTCATACTGTTTATAGGCTTCCTTTCCTTCCAGTGTCGTTTTATTCAACAGGGCTTGTTCTTCCCGAAGTTCCGCAATATCCTGCTTATTCTCCTTGAGCCGTTTCGATGCTGCATCATTTTTAATAACTACTTCTAATATTACTTGTTCTTTATTATCCGCCATACCTCTAATTTTTTATATTTGATACTCCTACTAATTAGATCCTATAATTAGACTTTATTCAAAGGATTTTACATAATATCGGATTATTATTATACCCTGACACCCTCTTCCGGGACGAGAAAACTGGCCGCTAGAAACTCCCATGCCACCGCCACCGGATCCATAGAATGTACCATTTCCGGCATTGCCCTTAATACTGCCACCACCTCCGCCGGTTTTATTACCTGAATATCCCTGCAATTCACCATTAGAATATCTTACATAACCACCGGTTGCCGCATATTTTGTTGTTGCAGTCAATTCCGGGTCTATATGAGATAAGTCTCCAAAAGGACAAAGTGTACCATCTTTGGTATAAGGATATCCACCATTGCTTTCTTTTCCCGCTTCTCCTCCTGCTACAGTATATTCTCCAAATGTTGTTGGGTTTCCTTTTTCACCACCATACGATAAAGCAGTCCAATCCCCAACTGATAATTCAAATATTTGATTTTTTGTGAAAGAAATATCTTCTACATATAATACTTCTCCACCTCCGCCACCACTGACCCAGTCTCCATTAGTGTTTACAGAGTTTGAACCGTCACCACCACCTCCGCCACCTACTATAAAGATGTCTATTTTTTTTGTATTGTCAGGCACAGTCCAAGAGGTCCGAGATATATCAGTGATTATCTCAAATTTTTCAACAAGGGGTATTTCACTTTCTTTTATCATACGGGTAACTTTCAATATAACAATACCCTGATATCCTAATCCTGGATTTCTTATCGTATTACTAAAAGTTCTATAAATAGTGCCACCTCCACCACCAGCACCGTAAAAAGCAGCATTAGCAGCAGCTGTAGAACGATTAGCCCCTTTTCCTGCGCCAGTATTCCCTCCTACATTAGCCGTAGTGGTAGTACTTCCATCTCCACCATTTGCTCCAAATAAATCAGAAGACGTAATAGCTTCCGATTCTATATCTCCAAATGGACAAGCTGTTCCATCACTCCCGATTGATGGCGATGAATTTGTTCCGGCAGTTCCACCATTACCACCCAATGCAATGAGAGTTCCAAAAGATGTATCACCTCCTTTGTTTCCCGCATTATTGGCTGTTGTTGCAGCACTCCCACCTTGTCCGATCACAACATTTATTTCTTCTCCTTTAATGAATGGCATGTTTTCCTGATATACAACTGCACCACCTTCCCCAGCATATCCAGCTGTATAGGAACCATAAGATGTGGATGCTGCAGGCAGACCACCTCCACCACCAGCACCCACTATAAACACTTCAAGTTTAACAGTGTCAACAGGAATTGTATAAATCTCCGATGATTTGATTACAACCATCTGGGTGACCTCTATCATTCCAGAAGCAAATAGCATTGATCTTCTTCTGTTCATTATTCTACGTATTCATTATAAATAAAAGGTTCAGACGCACGAACAGTATATTTCCAGTCCGCCCATAATATGCTAAGTTCGCACGCTTCTTTACCTGCCAGTTCTGGCAATTCTGATACAATAAGCAGTTTTGAACCTTCTGAACCAGCATTGGCATTTAACTTGATGGTAAAAGTTATTTTAGTGGTTGAACTACTTGTGTTTCTAATTAGCAAAGTAGTAACCGAGTTATGAAGTGGATAAAATCCTGCTGGAACAATTAGCAAATTTTTGCTAATACTCATATCAAACACCACATAACCACCAGTAAAAGGTATATTCTCACCAGAAGTAATGACCGTCTTAGCGTATGTACATGCTGCCCTTACAGTAGCATCCTGCCAACCTTCACCTGCTACACCTCTCAAATCCAATAAATAATGATATATATTGTCAGAATTTGCAACACTTTCGGATATGATAAAAGATAACAAGTAATGAACTACAGTTCCATCAACCCTTTTCATAATGGAAGTACATCGTGAATAACCTATTTTGCCTGAATGATAATTAGTCTCTGTCATAGAATATATAGGTATATTTTCTTGATATGCCCTTTCCATATCCTCTATTGTGTTACCGTTTATAAATGAACCCCAATCCAATTCACTAGTGGTTCGTACTCTATTTATTTGAGTAACATCACCTATTTCGATATATTCACTATTTGAGTTTCCCCATTCAGCTACACCTGGAGCAGTGTTTGTTAAAACCTGTCCCACTGCCCCACCTGCCGGAATAAAGTTATATCCCTCCCCTGTTGGCAGGACAAACTTATTTGCACCGGATTCTATACCTTCCAGCTTTGCTCCTTCCGCATTCGTCATTAAACGTTTCCCTGCTTCCTTCAAAACATAACGTTCGTTGGCTTCATTCTTAGTATAGTAATCTGATAAATCGACAGAAGTAGAACCTATCAATTCAAATTTACTTGAAGTTTCATCCCAGATATACTCATTATGGACATCATTTCCCGATCCGGTTTTAGGAACTAAATAGATCGTTCCTTTTACTCCGGTATCCGGCAGTTCCGGGACCGCTTTTATATCAAATTGAACGATACCAGCTATCTGTTCATTGGTGTAAGTCTTGGCTGCAGCCAGATTATCGGCTATTTCCTTTCTAAGTGGGGTATCATCATATGCTTCAGGGGCGACATACTCGACAAACGCACCAGATGTACTTCCGTCCGATTCCGGGACAAACAAATACTTTTTACCAGCTACAAGCCCGGTACCATCGGCAGACACATTACCCGATCCGATTCCAGGTTTACCTACCTGGCCTCTGGGAATACTAAAGTTCAGGATATACTTGGGATTTCCTTCCGGAGTTGTCCCATTCTCAACAACTTCTACAGAGGCCGGTTCTGTCGGTTCCAATGTAGTCGTCGTTCCCTGTTCAAATATTGCCGGTTGTCCGTCTTTTCCGGCAGGTAATGTAAGATTCAGGATATACTTCGGGTTACCGGATTCATCTGTACCATCAGCGATGAAACTGCCGGAAGGAGTGTCTCCGGATTTGGCATTGACTGATTTAAGAACCGGGGTTTTACCGGGACTACCTGTATCTCCTTTCGGGATAGACAAAGAAATTACGTATATTGGGCTACCGTCCATATCGTACTCTTTGAAGCTTATTTCAGCCGAGGCCAACTGGCCCGGTTCCAGTGTCGAGACACTCCCGGCTTCGAACTTCGGAGTTTTTCCGTTTTCTCCGGTTTTACCTGCAGGTAACACAAGATTCAATTTATACTTGGGATTACCGGATCCGTCTTCTCCATCAGCAGTCAAGGTAGCAGAGGCCTTTTCGCCATCAGAGACATTCCCTATTCCGAAGATTGCTGTTTTACCAGCCTTACCGGCCGATCCACGCGGAAGGGTCAGGTTTAGCTTGTATTTAGGCGATCCCTCCGGTGTCTGCCCGTCAGGTACGACTTCGGACGATGCTCCGGTTCCTTCCTCCCCTGTGGTCGTCGTACCGCTGTTTAACACCGGAGTTTCTCCCCGGGCTTTCTCTCCTGTGCTAACACCATTAACGACCCAGTATCCATTTTCATTAATTGAAGGGGCCGCATCATTGGCCACCTGCTTTTTGAAGTTCCCGACAGTTATACCGGCATCCGTACCACCTAAATCGGTCTTTGTTCCCAACAGATAATCATTGTCCGATAAACTGGGAAACTTTGTGAAATCTTTTATATCTTTTGTTCCTGCCATATTACTTATAATTTAATAGTGTTATCCTTGCGAAACCTTTACGGTTGTTCCATCCCTCCAAAAAGCTCCTTTGATTTTGGGATCAATCGATGATAGATTTGGAAATGTCAAAGAAGATGGTGTTATTGATACTGTATTAGAACTGTCACTCCCCAGCATATAAAGTCCTCCTGCGTGTAATTTTATATGTCGCGCTAAACCACCATCGACAGTGTGCATATACATGTTTATTTCTGGAAACGATTGTTGTCCTACTGTATTCTGAAATGAAATATTAAAAACTTCTTTATTTGATGAATTTATCATCTTTAGAGACTGATCGTCCGGATCAATAATAATCCTATTGCCATTAAGTGAACTTATGACCTTACCTCCAAAAGTACCCTTCTCAAAATAAACTTCACCATTTTCATACATTCTTGCCGGTGCATTATCCCTATTCTCATACGAGGCCCCCAACGCTATACGGGGATGAGTATCGGCATTGCCGTCAATAACCACATTCCTATTTTGACTCTGGATTGTCAGGTCAGAGAACCACCAACCTGCAATATTTGCCTCTTCGATCAATGCCAGTCCCGTCGCTATACTTTCAAATTGACCTTGAAATCTTTCCCAATATGCAGACCCGGCACTCGGATATTTATTACTAAATGAACCGGCAGACGTTTTAGCCATCCAAAAGACTTTAGTCCCTGGAGTATCTTCAGTATAAACAGCATCAACATGTTGTTCCGTCCCGGTATAGATTTTCGAAGCATCATATTTTTTTCTGAATGTCAATGAAGGACCGGCTCCTCCATCTTGACCGTCTGTTCCCGATATTCTTACAGGAGCAGACCAAGGCCCCTTTTTAAAACCACTGCTAAAAAATACAGCCTTACTCATCCAGAGCGGAAGGGTTCCAGAAGGAGGATCCCGTGCCCAACCAGAAGGAGGCAATTTATCTTCCTCAGGAGTGTCCGGTTGCGTCTCTGACCTTCTATAAACTCCATATGTGGAATAACCATCTATACCAGGATCTCCATCTTTTCCATCTTCCGCCCATTTTGCGTATATACTGGGATTAGAAAAATTACTCCATCGCCCATCTTTTTTTACCCGTTGAGACACCCATAATACTTTATACTCTGCGGTAACGCTAAGAGGGGCAGAATACCATTCCATAGGGACATGGCCATCTTCCTGGCTGTTAGTTATCGCTGGTGGCGCATAATTCTTTGAAAGGGCATAGATGTATTCGGTACTAGTACCATCTTTACCCCATCTGGACCATAGGAATACTTCGGAGAATGATCCCCAAACACCATTCGCTTTTTCACGCTTACAACTCCACTCAAACTGATTCGTTATATCTGGACCTACCGGATCGTCTGTCCAACCCTCAGGAACAAAATCCGCCACATTTTCAGAGACAGTCGGTCTGGCCGGTTTCGCGGCTTCGGTTGCGGTACGCTGAAATATCCATTCCACATCTGTACCATCCACACCATCTATTACCCGGACAATTGTAAATGCCTGTTCATAGACAGCTAGTCCCTCACAATTAATCTCCAACTTTATTTCTGCCTTTTCCTCCGTTACGCTATGAACTACGACAAGGCCATCGGTTACTGTATATGTGCATCCTGTACCCACAGAGGAAACCAGATATTTACCTTCTCCAATAACAGTACTGTACCGTAATAACTCCGTACCTTTTGTTACCTGAATTTTGGTTGATATACGAAAGTTTTGTGCAACAACCTGACTCATTCCCGTCACAACATTTTTATCACCGGTAACGATATCAACCTGTTCAGTCAATCCATCTTTCGTATTATATACAGCACTATAAGTCGACAAGGTTACAGAATATGCATCCTGTCCCTTCAAATTGTTATCCAAGCCAGGAACGTTCCAAACGTTTCCTCCGAAATAAACATTGTTCAAATAGATTGATCCTTCGGCTAGGGACTCTCCATTTATGATAAGGTCGGAAAGATCACCCCATTGCGACGAAATATGTTTCCCTGGATTAATCTCCCACGTGCTGACATTACGAAGATATCGCTGATAAATCCTTGTTGAATAAGCGGAATTCTGCCGGTTCTTATCAGTAGGATGACCGTACACGGCAAACTTCATAGCCATGCTGGGATGAATCGTTGTACCGGGTTTCAGTTCATATCTGAAATGAGCATTATCTATGATCTCTACCGGAGTAAAATAAGCAGTCGAGAAACCAACCATTGTCTTAAATCCGGCACTGTCGGTTCCTTCCGTTGTCTCATTTCCGGTCAGGTTATGAAATATGCCACGACAAAAATCATTCACATGTAATCCGGCAAGTTCGCCCTCTTCCAGCTTCAATTTCACGATCTTATTCTCTGTATCGACAGACTCGATCAAACCGAAAGCTATGGCATTCCAAAGTTCACCCGAAACAACGTCGATACGGTTAAACCGTAGTTCAGGTACTTCCAAGAACTCCCATAGTTGAAGGCTACGCATTTCGCCTTCCCCTTTTTCATTTATCCTGGCACCGGAGCCATGAAAGCCGCCTACATAATTGCCAAAGGTAGCGCCTCCTTTAAAGGCGATCGGAAACTCAGTTGAATCCGGCTTGTCTTTACGAAGGAATATTCCTTCACTGTCACTCTGAATATTATCCTTGATAGTTTTTAAAGCAACTCTTTTAGCATCCCCCTCTCCTGTATCCAATGGCAAATACATATCATTTGTCACCGTCCCGGTTTCGTCTAATTCACGAATCAGCTTTCCATCAGTAGATGTTGCAACAGCCAAAGACATTGCCGTATAAAGAGCGACCGTAGTAGGTGAAAATTTCAACGGTGTTGTCGGATTTACCAATATGGCGTTTCTCAAAGAGGTTTCACCTTCCCCCGTTACATCTACCCCATCAATGAGAGCCAGTTCTAAATCAGCTTTACCAACTTCTGTATAGTTATTTACCGATAGCAACATGTAATAATTACCATCTGCATACAATGGTTTACAAAAAGATAGATTCGGGAAAAAGGTCGGATCAAGTTTCGCCTTTCGATATGAAATTCTCGGTTTATTTGCGTAAACACCTAAATACCCCGTCCAATATCTACGGACCAGGTTGTCATATTTCAAAGGTTCAAAAGTAAATGAACGGAAAGTGACAGTTTTCATATCTGCATCTATCCATTTCCCCCAAACTTCTAGCGCAACGGTCCCATTCTCCAACAATAACCGGCACTTTGACGTTTTATTCAAAGTATATTCTGCTTTCCCTTCTTCAACTTTATAAGTATATAGAGGAATGTTTTTGTTAGTAGCAGCATAAGGAGACTGATATACCGTATTCTCCTGCTTATCGTACGTGTCTGCTGTAAACGTATATGCTCCGAACAATTTATCAACCAAATCATCTTCTGCATATTTCAGCATATTCTTTTTAGTCAATCCATAGGAATATTCCAGCTTATCATCTTTTTTATCGATAAGCATTTTTGAAATATTAATCGCTCCGGATTTATTCAGGATTACATCATCCACATTGTAGAATGATAAAACACTTCCCTGCTGTTCAACCATCAAGCCAAACACCCCCATGACAGACTTTATAAAGTCCATCGTCGATATATCCGGAAGGTTCTCCCGTATAGGATAATCCAATAAGAATGCTGTCTGGGAATAATCCTTTTCATTCTCCGGAGCAAAAGAGATAGTCAAATCTATTTCAAAATTCCCAGTCTTAAAAGGATCGTAAATACCAAAACAAATATCACCTGCACCAATGTTTCTATACTCATCAATATCTTTTGATGCACTTTCAAATATATCGAACATAGGAGGCTCACCTTCCTTAAACTCAACAGAAGGAGTGAATATACCGAACTTCCACCCAGTTGCAGCATTATTCGCTTTTACTGTACCTTTTATCCGATATCGTCCACCTAATGGAATTTTAATAAAGGTTACAGGCAATGTGCGATATATAAGGTCATGCAGTTTCTGATGATAAGGAGCATTTTGGTAACTCAAATCAGGTAGAATATCATAACGTTCCCTACCGGAGATCAGATCAGATGTTGTTGTCCCCTTGAGACGGAAAGCCAGATTCTTTGCAACGTCCTCACTCCCATTTGTTGTAGGTAACATCAACCACATTTTTTCGATCACAGATCGATAAGCGTTATTCATGACAAACGACTGCCCAACAATCATATCGAATAATGTAGACACTTTAACTGCTGGCCGTAAATGTTCGGGATGCTGTCTTTGCATTCCGTCTAACTTTGGAACCCATTTTACAAAATCCGTTTCGGTCACACTATAGTCCCAAGGAATCAAACCACTATCCGGAAAAATATCTTTTAGCTTGTAATCATTGAGACTTGTCAACCGTTTATTTCCTCCGAATTTGATCAGAACTTCAATTGTTTTACTGGCAGATTTAACGACTGCAACACCATCATCAAACAGAGTGATACCATCCCTGATTACTTTTGCTGTGTGTTCTACATGTGGGTAGTCACTTTCTACATTCACCTCCGTTGAGAAACCAAACGTCTGAATGTTATGTGCTGTTTTAGGAAGCTGGATAGTATAAGAATATCCCGACAATATCGTTGACATATCAGCAGGCTTACTCACTGCACGATTCAATACGACACCCGATCCACCTTCCGGTAAATCAACCTCTACATTATCAATGAATAGTTTATCTTTCATTCGGTAACACTATTGTTATATCAAAATCCTGCAATGCGGCTTTTGTTCGTTTATACTCTTTTGCTTCAACCTCTACATTCAACCACCCATCAAGAACAGAGGCCTGTACAATAGCACTTTCCTGAATGGCCGTAAAGTCTTCAAATGTTTCCCGGTTCACCAAAGCTGTGAACAGAGTTATTTTATTAACCTGGCTGAATGATAATTTATAAGTCAATCCTCCGATACCGGCCGTTTGAATATTCTCTAATTTCCGGCTGTCCTGATGAATACAGAATTCGTATGAATCTAACTCACCGCTACGGCTAATCCAGCGTAATGTGATATGTGCCCCGTCTCCGGAGAAATTGACAACCTTATTGCTTCCATAGACAACTTCAAAGATTCCGGAAGCGAGAGATACACCGGCTTGCACCACGGACCAGGCAACATTCTTCCGTACCATCCCATTTGACAACGTATCAATAGTGAACAAGGACTTTAAAAGTCCTGATGCATCAAACACAGCAGTGTTAGCTATTGCAGACACTTTTGTCTTCACCCCTTCAATAGTGATATCATACTCCCCTGCTCCTTCCATTATGAAAAGAACCGGATCAAAAACATACTGCGTATCCGTTGGTGCGTTTACTGTTGCCATATTATTTGTTCAATTTTATAGATTCAAACTCCAATCTCATCAAGAAGCCGACACGATCCTTTATGCGTTCAATTGTATCTGGAACCTCTGTTGTATATACATCGGCTTCGGCGCCCGTACGGCAAAGTTGTGTTCCTTCCCTGGCTATTTTACGGGAAACCAAATAAGCAAAAGAATTGCGCTCTGACTGGCTATCGAAAGAGATACCTTTATCAATTACCCACTGCTTTATGATCTGATAAAATCCTGCCGGAACCTTACCCGGCTTACGTCCAGTCTCTAATGTTTCAAAAGCCATACGCCCGAACAATATCCCGCGATTCTCTGAAACATCTGTATGCATGGAGCCAGAAGTACGACCAGAAGCTTTACGCCCGGTACTGTCAATATTAGATATTATTCGTTTCCGAAGATCCTCCAATTCTTCAAATATTATGTTCTGTACTTCTTTCATAGATTACGTTCACATATTCCGGTTATCTCTTTCAATGTCACTTCAAAGACAATGCCTGATGTCACTGCATTGAGTTTATTATATGCAACCTGGTACTTCATCACTCCACCCAAAGGTTCAAAGTATCCCGTTTCGTTCAACTTCACAATAAATCTCATGGCTAATGATTTCATCCGATCAACAACACTGTCATTGTCCTGGCCATTACCATTCAACTCGACTTTATCTAAGAATGCCAGCATCCCGTTCTGGTTGTCACGGATATTTCCATTCTTAAAGTCCAGTTCCCCGGAAGCAGGAAGAACATACACGACGGCCGGAAGTGGTGTCCTGTCAATCTCCACATTAGCCAGGGTCCAATCCTCAAAAACGAACGGTACTCCTAGTGATTCAGCAACCTGTTTCAATTTATCCTGTACTGTCATTTCTGTTTACTTATTATTTGGTTCAACCTCCTTTGATACATTCCGTTATCATAGTCGATCTTCATCATTGCATATATCCGTCTCTCCGGCAAATCGAATACTGCTTCATGAGAAATAGACAGACGTTGGGCAATCCGATCGACAACGCCAAAAACACCGTGATCGATTCCATAAAATCCTGCTTTTACTTCTTCCGCCGTCGGATTATATTTGAATGTTTTTTCGTCACGGATTCTCATACGTTCCAGTTCCCGGTAAACAGACAGACCATAGTTGTAGACAGAGATAAAAGGTTTACTCATCACTTCCTTCTCTTCTAACCCTAACAATACTTTTTGAGGAATAAACAGAAGGTCATACCTTGTATTCATGGAGGATAAGTCAATACGTTGGCCGTATGTCAGTTCTGGTATTTTCACCGGAATAAATACAGTCTCCAGCTGATCCCAAAAGTCAATACCTTTTAGCATCAGAATCACATCTTCAATAGTAGTCTTACTCGTTATCTTCATTACCAGTTATATATTGAGTTACCCGTACGCGGGGCAACAAGTCTATACATTCCCATTATCAGCATATCTAAATAGTCCGGAGACCGCTTTATTATACCCTTCATTGCTTCCTTGCTGATGATATCCTTTTTCCGGGTATCCTTATCTACATTCGCTGCAATCAACAGCTGTAGTTCTTCAGCAATGTGTTCCGCCTGATCCGGTCGGCAAATGATCTGCAACTGCCGTTTGTCTATCATCTCAGCTAACTTGTATGCACATTCGGCTTTCAGGTTCGCATATTTATTATTGAATGCAGATGCACCATTCTTAAACTCTTTGATCCCGTTTAGATAGCTCTCCAGATAACTTCCCAAACCATCACTGTCTGCAACTGTCTGGGACCTGCCGACACCACGCGTAACCATGAGCTTTCTCAAATCTGTTTCAATCTCCCGACCAGATGATTTGTCTTTATCAATCTCGATTGAAACCCGTAAGCCTTCCCAGTAACCCGCGACAAAGTGATCTCGTCCTTTCATTGCCAGGTCGGCACTTATAGCCTTCCCGCCGATCAATGCACCGGTATTGGTAAAGCAATCCATCACTGCATCGTAATCAACTAGAGAGTTCGGATCACCGTCATACTCCCAGTTACCCAGATAAAGACGTTGATACGTTACTTTGTCCTCTGTCTGACGAAGGGTATCAACATAGTCCTCTGTTACAAACGGGTTATCTTGTACTAATGCCGGTATGAATGCATACGGTGCTTTGATCTTACCGTCTTTCCAAGGCTTATAAAAAGTCTTGTATAACCAGTTCTTTTTCGGGTTACAGGTTATCAGTATTTTCGACGGGATATTATAGACATCATTCAGGTGTCGACCTGTACGAGTTTTCAACACTTCAAAAGCCAGACCGTTGATCTCTCCGGCTTCCTCTATCCATCCCCCGGTAAACTCTTTCGATCCTAACCGTTCATACATTGGGTCTTTATATGGATAATAAGTCAAATCCAGATAAACGATCTCCGAACCGTTATCGAACTTGATTCCGTCGTTTGTGACACGGTAACCGGTAAACCCGTGATATTTTGCAACTTTACTAAACGTTACCGATACTGAAGCCTGTGAGTCCTTTAGATTGTTACGACCAACAAACCAGCGTGTACCAGGCAAATGAAAGGCACATTGCATCAACCATTCACACCCTAACCAAGATTTTCCACCACCTCCCGCACCGCCGTACAGGATGAATTTATGTTCACTATCCGCTAGATAGTTGTAGGCAAGCCGCTGTTTTAAATTTATCTTCATTCATCAGCTTGCTTTATTAGCTGTTCTACGTTCGGTGTCACCGGCAGGAAATTGAAACCGGTAAACTGTATCTTATTACCGCCCGTTGTCACATCAACTTTTTGAGTTCCGTTTATTCCAAGAAGTTTACAACGCATTTCAATACATCGTTCGATACCGGCCAGATAACGCGGATCGCCCATGTTGATAATTTCCTCTCCCAGAACACGGGTAGAAGATTTCTTTTTACCTTTTGCCGGATCACCCTCACAATCATCTTTCTTCTCAACAGACTTCTTTTTCTGGTCCGTCTTTGATTTCTCCCAGGCTTCCCAATACTCGCGTTCCAGCTTGTTGATTTTCCCGAGTTCTATTGTCAATTGATTATTAACAAAATCCTTCCGGGCCTCCTCAGACTCTTTCAGTATCTCCTTAACATCATTGAATACTGTTACATGGGAAATCGTACGGCCAGTAATGGCAGATACAGACTCCGCAATCTCACGGAATGTATACGCTTTAAAGTAAAGAGGGGCAATCAACTGTTTGTCCTGCTCTTTTTCTCCTGCTTTTCTTGTTGCTGCCATTTGTTAAACCTATATTGTTAAACTATTACTCTTCTTACAAAACCATTGCTTATATATCTCATAAGAGATACGAGCTGTCATAATAGGAGGAACACTCATACCTATCAAATATTCAGGTTTAATATCGGCAAAGTCATAATCTAAAGGATATGAGCCAATGAGACACATTTCTCTTTTGTTTAGACTTCTAGGGATATCATAAAGAGCATTCACACCGGCCCCGCTTGTTAATGTAGGCGCCACATCATCTGAATGAATAATAGGGTTAGAAAACATACTAAGGCGCTTTTCTAGCCGATCTATTACATCTCCAAATGATTTATCAGATTTCCGTTTGTTATTCCATAACATTCTTTGGTATTCGGTAAGATTGTCTGACTGATCGTTCTTATCCATGATTTCTCTAAACAGGATAGGTGTTTCATTAAAGCTTAGCCACAACTTTGAAAAGCCAAGATCTTTCCTTCTACAGATAAAAAATACACGTTCGCGTTTTTGAGGAATGCCCATACTTGCAGAATTAAGAAGGAAGACCTGCACATCATATCCTATCTTCTGCACACGTTTTACGATCTCCTTTGAATAGGCGCGGGCATTACCCTGTATTATTCCTTTTACATTTTCCAGTATAGCAACCTTTGGTCGTAACTTGCAGATCGTATCAATGTAAATGAAAACAAGATCATCCAGGCGCTGCATTGCCTGACCTTCCTTGAAGCGCTTCTTTTTACCCCATGCGTTTTCCCTTTCCCCGGCCATGGAAAATGTAGAACAAGGTGGTGAACCATCCAGAATATCCAAATTATACAATTCGTTAGGTAAATCTTCTCTTTCATTGAACAGTCGAATATCTTCTGTATATAAGTACTTTGGAGAATGATTCCTGTTATATACTCTTGACACCTGTTGATCTAATTCAACCCCTCCGAGATGGTCATAGCCGGCCAGTTTATATCCCATAGATGAGCCACCTCCACAAATAAAAGTGCCAAAGACCTTCAGCCTGTGAGGTTCCATCCCTTTAAAGGGATAACCGTTCTTTATATACCACTCAAATTGTAATTTCATCATTGACATTTTCAAAAAGTAATTTACATACGGCCTTACTGGGATCAGAGTCAATAGTCATTAATGACTCTTTAACTCGTAAATAAGTTTCAGCATCAAACTTCAATATCAGTTCATGCGCGTCTTCCCATTCTTCTACATCAATTTCTCTGTTTTTATCGGAATAATCTTTAGCCTCATTTATCTCTAATTCCCATGCTTCCAGTTCATCAACGCCAAAATCTTTTACGATAGCATCAAAATCAAAGAATGATGTATCAGATGTATGGTTATCCGCTAAAGCTAATGCCTTACGCCGGGCATCTTCTGTCGATAAGTCTTTACGTTTGATCGCAATAAGTTCCGTACCATCACTTTCAATAACACGGACTTTTAAACCTAGCTCCTGGGCCTGCTCATATACACCATTTCCAGCAATGATACAATCATCATTATCAAAAAGGATAGAACGCCCGGCACCACATTCTTCAAGGCTTTTCCGGATCAGACGTTTGTTCTTGTCATCATGGATACGATAGTTATTTCGATCAATCTTTATATTACTCATACATACAGATTTATGTAAAGACAAATATAATAAAAATATCATATTGAATAATATATAATCATTATGATATTTACAAAACACAACTGTTAAGTTTATGGTTCCTTAAATATCATCACATCAAATTAATTTATACCTTTGGAAATTCATACAATAATATTATATGGCTACAATAACTCTCGAAGACCTTATAGAAGAAGGTAACAAAATTAGGAAGGGGATTTCTTATATACCTACATTAGAAAATGAATGGAGGACTTTTGACGCTTATAATCTAAAAAGTATATCAGAATATGAAATTTGGAAAAATAAGACTATCAGGTTTTTATCTTTCAAATTTACAGGAGACAGATGTATTAATGATTTTGAAAAAGCTGCTGAAGATTTTACTAAATCCTATAATTCACCTAGTTTATTTGACAAATTACTAGGAATATTGGAATCATGTCTTGTTATCCCAGAACTCCCAAAAGTTCAAAATGAGAATAATAAGACAGACAATTCTATACATGTCAATGTTAATCAATCTCAAGAACAATCTCAAGAACAGTCTTTAGCTATTGACATCTTCATTGAAGCAATAAAAGATGAGTTAACAGGCAAACAACAAAAAGAGATTAAAGCAATCATAGAAAATGAATCTGATCCTGTACAAGCTAAAAATAGACTTATAGATAAGATTAAAAGTTTTGGTTCTGATGTTGCTTCAAATGTTATTGCCAATATTATAACAAACCCTGCTATATGGGGGAATTTTTAAACGACCTATTTATAAATTATATACAAATAAAAATGAACGAATCAATTACAAAACAGGCTTTACCGTCAGAAGAATACATAAAATTGTTGGGAATTGCTCTATGTGTTTTCAATTCAAATAATGCTTTTGTCATTGAAAATATTCTAAATAATAAAGGAAAACATCAATATGATTGGTATGATTTAATTGATACAACATCAGGATCTAAGATGATGAAATTTGCAATCAAAAATACAATTACAGAAAATTCAGATGATAAAATAGCTAATTTATTTGAAGAACTATGTGATAAGAGGAATCGAATTATTCATGGTTTTCAGATAACATCAAACGGAGAGCAAATATTAGCAACAAAAGAAAAAGAAACAAATAGACAATTTATTATTACAGAAGACTATCTTATAGATTTTATTAAAGAAAATGATTGCTTGTCAACAATGCTCGATGAATTTAGGAGCTTTAACCCAAACTGCAATCATAAATAAATTTTCACTATTATCAACACACCGAGATAACAAAATTAAAATACTGCACATTATGGCAAACTATCGTATTTCTTTTTATCACAATGGCGATTATTACAAATTCGACAGATCGCTTGGCCCATCACCTAAAGATGGATACATTTTTGAAATCGCTTATAGAAGTGAAATTAGATCATATATGGAAAGACATGGACTAAAAGGTAATTATGAAAGTCCTTATGTCGAGGCAATATAAGAGGCTGGGTAAACTCTGCCTCTTATATTTACTACCATTAAAGCATTATTCACAAAGTCCATGAAAGATTGACATACACGCGTATCCACCCTCTGGCCCAAACATATCCAATGTGGCATTTTTGTCAGAAACATACTTGAAAACTTCCTCTGCCATCGCGTACACTCCATTTTTGCAAAACCGTTTAGGAATAGTATCAATCGCAAAAAACGATCTGCCTACATACTTTTCAGCATCAATCAATCGTTGTTTCATAAGCTCATCTTTTAGTAACTCCCTAATCTCTACTTGCCGACACATAACACAAGGAAAACAGCCAACGCGAGAAAAACCTTTGTAATAAAGTGGATTAGGCTTCTGTTCAGCATTTAGAATACAGTCAATTACTTCCTGGGCAGACCAGTTGAATATAGGACGAATAACAGAAGCATCATATTTAGAACACCACTCCCTAACTTCTTTGCCCCGATATGTTTCCTTTCTGCCACTTCCATTCGGCTGGAAGTAGGATCGGAAGTACATACATTCCGGTTCCATAGCAGCACGAACAGAACTTTCACGTGCTCTAATCCCTTGAATGATAATACAGCTCTCTTTTAAGGAGAGAAGATAATCAATCATAGGTTTTATCTTTAGTTCGATAGTGCAAAATCGCCCGATAACCGAGGGGAAACGTTTCTTTTTCTTTGCTAATTCCACAAAGCCTAATTCAGGTTTGAGTGTAGTTAATTTGATACTCATCTGCTGACAAACATTTGTTATATGCTGGTATGTATCCGGATGTTCCCAGCCTGTATCGCAAAAAACGGCTTCTATCTTATCTGCTCCGTATCGGTTTGCGGCTTGGATCAGGCAAGCTTGGCTATCCTTACCGCCAGAGAAACTGACTATTATCTTCATGGTTTACTCATTTTTAAATTAAAATACAAGATAATCATCCTTATCATTGTCAGCAGGAGAATCAATCGTCTTTCTGTCATTATTTATTTCTGCCTGAATTTTTTCAAGCATAGACCTCGCATCCCATCTATCAATAGGAGCACAATTATAAACTTCTGCCCGATCCCGCGCTACTTCTTCTGTGATTGGATTAATAGCATAGATGGCAGCATGATTCAGGAACCGAGTAAATGCTGGCTGCATTTTCGTTTCCGGAACATCTACCCGGAGGAAATTATTCCCTGCTATGCTTTGTTCACTACATTTGCCTGCTATCCGGTTATGTCCGAATAATTCGACAATACACCATAAATTGAAATTCTCATTTGTTTCCATATCTACTATTTTATAACTTTTCTTATATTTGCTAAACCGAACCGTTAGCTCAGCTGGTTTAGAGCGCTGCCTTGACAGGGCAGAGGTCGCCGGTTCGAATCCGGCACGGTTCACTTTTTAAATATTATTTGTATAAGTTGCCAACATTATATACTACATGAAATATCTTTGTAAAGAAGATAATACATTTATGTTCATTTTAATGTCGACTTAACACTTAATTTTCAATTTTTTCGCGTTTGTTCGCCTTGCAAATAAGGTGAGCAAAAGTTCAGTCCTCTTCTAATTCCGGTATCGGCATCCAATGCGTTACTACTCCAAAAACCTTATAGGCATTTTCTCCGTAAATTACAAACCCGATATTATTGTCGCAATAATAAGCTGTAGATTTGCTTCCATATTGGCTCCTTACCAAGACGATATTTTGATCACATGGTAACCCTTCCTTAACGCTTATCCAGGGAGACTGTTTGGTACCATCTATAAAACCCTTCGCATATACCTGTCGAAGATACACTTCGATTACGGCTGGTTGGTTTATTCGGTTAGCCAATTGGCTTGCTATATCTTTTAGTTTCATCTTTTTTATCTCCTAATTGCCTGATTTCTTCTTTTAAAGCATCCATGTTATCTTCAATGTACGCCTGGACTTCCGCATTACATTTCTCATTGTTGTATAGCCACATCAAGTATGTAGCCGGAACATTTGCCATTTTCTCACCCTTATATTTTCCCCAGGGCATAAGGGAGTTATCTTCAAGTCTCATATTTATTTCTATTGCTAGTATATACAATTTTAAACCGTCTTCTCTATCGAATGTGCAAATCAAATGAGTTTTGTTATTCAATCTTTTTTGAATATAGCTGTCAATATTTCTACCAAAAACAGGAACATATTTCATAACAACTTAATATTTACGCCGTCAACCTTCGACGGATCAGGTTCATATTCTTTTTCACAAGTTCAAGTATCTGATTATGATACTTTGTATTATTATTTCCATGCCCATAACATTGATTGACCGTCATAGTCGTTAAATTTATTTCGATTGTCTCAATGTGTTTATCTCCAATTCGAGCGGAAAGAACAAGGGAATTAGTCTTTTTATAATACTCATTTGTAAATACACAGTGATTCAAAGCATCCCCTTCTTCTTTAAACTCTTCAACACTACGTAGTACACGTACCACTACAACACCATCATTGAATTGAACATCAAAGAATTTACCTTTCTGTTCTTGATATTTGAGATTGTCTTCCTTCATCTTTTCAAAAAGTCGTTTCCGTCGTTGTTCTGCATAAATAGCTTTTTCACGATCAAAGGCAGCTCGTTCTTTAGTCAATTCGCGATTCCGCTTATTCATATACTCATCATGAGCATTTCTTAAATTAACAGGACAGACATAGTGAGCATTGCGTAGATCCTTTTTGTAGTAACTGAGTAACATCAAATAATCAAGCCACATTTTTGCATCTTTCACAAGATAATGATTACGCATACATATTTTTATCGATGGCCAGTATCTTTTTATTTCATCATCATACCCTGCACACATTCTACGGAGCAAATCAAACTGACAGGCTTTAAGTAATGTTTCAGCTTGGTTATTTGTACTGATCAGATGAAAGAAGTTAAAAGGGAAAAAGCCATACATTTTACCTTTGAATCCGTACTTTCTCCAAACAGAAAGATATTTTCGAACTGGATAACATGCGTCGCATCCAACATTGTAGGCATGTTTATCTCTACCTCTCAATTCCATATCACTATCAAAACACCACGCATCATTATAATATTGATGTGTATTAGTAAGTTTTGCAAATGTTTCAAATCTACCATCAGGCAGGAGCCATCGCTGGACAACTTCCGCAATTTTATATTGTGCCTCACAACCAAATTTGAATTCCTTCTTAATCATAAAATAACGGAATACTTGAAATCCCTGGCATGTTGTTATGATACAGAAATACTCTGCTTGAAAATCATTTTTCCTCGTAGTTGTTTCGATCTTCAATTTACTTCCACAATTAGGACAGATATCAATTTCGCCATCTTCAAATTTCATTGTATCAGGAAAAACTTCACTACAATGAGTACAAGTAATAATACCTTTTTTCAATCGAAGACCAATACGATCAACGACATTTTCAATAGCCCATTGACGATGTTTCTCAGTAAATTTCGGTAATTGTGCGCTCAGTTTAACTACCAGCTTTTGTAATTTTGTTTTTGGCTTCATGGCTTAATCAAATAAAGATAATTGTAATTTGCTTTCTTCTCTCTTACCTCTCCCCCGCTTAACAGTGGAAAAAACAGGCCGTTCATATTGTATCGACAACTGTTCCACAGTTTGAACCTCAGGAACCTGTTTGCTACTTACAACCCGGCTTTTAACTGAATTACCTATTCTAGCATTCACTTTGATATTTTCCTCTTCGTAATAGTGTATAGCTAAGCCGAACACTTCATTATCAGTCATTACCACCTCATTACCGCGCTTCCGCGCTTCACCTAAAATATAGCGGCAACATTCATCAACGCTCTTCTTTGGGTTTGTAAACTTCGGAGCGAATAGTGTGTCCTCTGCTGCCCGCTGTTTCAAATAATCAGCGATTACTTCATTAAAGCTTTTTGTTCTCATAGGATATTATTTTTTAGTTTAGTTATCTTCTACTTTCTCCGTTCAACTCAATCAGGTTGAACATTTCACCACGTCGATCACGGATATAATCACCGTATTTGCGCTCGACGTCTTTAGGGTACAGGTTCGTTGTGACATAAGTTCTCAATCCGTACTGTTGCCAATAGCTGTACCGAATGTGAAATATATGCTGCATCACATTCAACTCATTCCCGAAATATTTTGCCGGGATCGGTTCACGGCCGAACTCGTCGAAACACATATCAACCGGGCCCAATGAAGACCATCCGGCATTATCCAGATACCGGCTCAAATCTCCGTGCATTGTATATTCTGTCGTAATCCGGCTACACACATACACTCGGAACCCCCTTTGTAAAGTTTGCATAAACCTGCTGAAAATATACATCAACGTAGATTTCCCGGTACCGACCGGACCGGCTAACCACAAACCTTTTTGGATATCGAGCGATCCCGGTTGTTTCAGGAAATACAGAAACAGGGAATACACGATCGCTCTGTTTCGCTCGTCGATTACAAATGTGCCTTTGGAATAGTGATCTGCTACCCGAAGAAACAATTTCTTATAGGCCGTTAGGTCAATCTTATTTTCCGGCGTATCCGTTACCGGACGCTGGATTGTTTGTCTTACTTCCTGTACTCCTTGCATCTCGTTTAATTTTTTCGTCTAAAATCCATTTGTTTGCTAAACTATCCCAGTCAGTAACCTGTACGCCGGTTCCTTTACGCCAGCCCTGGGAATTGTAATGAGAGAAAAATAACCGTCCCTGGTTCTCCCAATCAGGCAATAAGCTGCCGGAAAAGAATTTTAATACATCGTCCAGTACTGGAGGAATAAATTCTTTCTTTGCCCTACTGGATTTCTTTTTCGGCTTTTCTTCCGGAAAAGGCAAATTGTTTTCATGGGGGATTATAGGGGGTATATTATTACTTGTTTTATTTAGTTTATTTATAGGGGTCTGGTTAGGTATCAGATTAGGTGTTAAGTTAGGTGTCAAGTTAGGTATTAAGTTAGGTGTCAAAATTTGATACCTTGTTTTATCTTTTTGACCTTTTCCACCGGAAATAAATTTAATCAAACCAATCTGAGATAACCGGTTCCTGGCTGTTTTCATTGTATTCAATGACACTCCCACATTTGCAGATGTTCTATCATCCGAATGCGTCCAGTTATCCACCCAGCCTAAACGATTTGCTGTTTTTACCAAGTAAAAATACAGTCTCGTTTCACAGCAGGAGAATTGCCATTGCTCATCCAATTCCCAAAACCGATTTATTAATTCAATATAATTCATCGCTCAATACCTAAATAGTTCTTGACCTCTTTCATAAACTCATTCAATGACCGGCAGACAACGTATTTATTGCCTGCCGCCTCCGCTACCCTCTGCCAGTCCTTCTGCGAATCCTGCTGCGTACCTTTCTTATACTTCATCTCTATGCAAAGGCTACCGTGACCACCTTTTGGAAAAAGTAAAATAAGATCAGCAACACCAGCCCGGACACCCTGCCTTTTGAGATTGGCCGCTTCTATCTTGTTACGCCGGCCACCGTTCGGAACAGCGAAAAGAAGCAGTTTCAATTTTGGAAATTGTAGATTGAACCACTCTATACATGAAGATTGCAGACCTGCCTCACCTTTCATATTGCATTGCTGAATAGTGCACCATCCAGACGACGATCGAACGGAGACGTGCTTGTTTCACTTTTCTTGATTCCTGATTTAGCAGACATTTTCAAAATCATTGCATCGACAGTTTTCTCCGGTACCTGATCATCTGTCCCGGTTACATCGTTTGCTATGTCTTTCTTTGTCTGAATAATATCCCATATCGATTCATCAATTGTATTTTTTCCAAGGAAGTAATAACAATTCACACTATTCTTTTGACCGATACGATGCGCTCTATCTTCCGCCTGCTCGCAGTCGGCAAACGTCCACGGGAACTCAACAAAGGCAACACGGCTACTAGCTGTCAATGTAAGACCTACCCCTGCCGATTTATAATTACAGATGATAAGGTTACATTTCGGATCATTCTGAAACCGATCAACGGCATCCTGTCGTTCCTGGCTGGTATTGTCTCCAACGATGGTAACTGCATTAGGGAATACTTTCTTTATCTCCTGTACAACCTCTTTAAGAAAGGCAAAAACAATCAATTTTTCACCGGAATCAATTATGTCCTGGATAAACTCTACGGCTGCCGATATTTTTCCTCTAGCTGCAATTTGTCGGAGTTTCTGCATTTGTACCATCACTTTACCACGTTCGGCCCGTCGTAACTTTTCATCATCAGCATTTTCATAAGCAGCCAGATAACTAAGCAGATCATGTTCTGCATCCTGATATTCTTTTCTGTTTGTGATATCCACATTCACGACCTGACGCATCTTATCCGGCAGCTGATCCAAAACCTTTGCTTTCTCCCTCCGGAAGAAACCGGTATTCCATAATCGCCAGTTTAGCATCTCCAAATTACTTGCCTGCCGTGGCCCCTGCATAAAGTTTGCTTCAAAACTCTTATATCCTCCAAAATCATCCAAACGATTCATAATCTTTAATTGCTGGATCAGGTCACCCGGACCATTGATCGAAGGTGTTCCAGTGAGCAGGAAACGATATTCCTTTCCCTGGCATAACTTGTAACAAATCTTTGATTGCTGTGTCTTACTTGACTTACATCGGTGGCTTTCATCAATGATCACACACTTAAACAAACTGGCTACCGGCTTTAGCTTAATCGACCGGGTTACACCACCGGCAAAGTCTTCAACAAAAAACTTTTTCAATGATTCATAATTCGTAATGAAAACATCACAGCACCCCATTTCGTAATACCGGTGCCAGTTGTTTTTATTCCGATCATCAAGGATAATCGCATCTTTTCCAGTGAATTTCTTCCATTCCCGTTGCCAGTTGATCTTTAGACTGGCGGGACAGATCACCAATACCGGCCATGTTTTTGCTATAAAAGATGTACCGATAGCCTGCAATGTCTTTCCTAAACCAGGTTGATCCCCGAAAAAACACCTCTTTTTCTGTAAAGCATAGGCAATACCTTGTTTCTGATATGGGAAAGGCTCTATCTTTAGCCCATGCGGTGAAAGTAATTCCAGCATCGGAGGAAGCGTATAGTGAACGTCCGGTCTTGAAGCCTGAGCTCCTTTTTGTACGCTTTTCTCATAGCCTTTTTTCACAGCCCAGTTAGCAAAAATGTCGACATAGGCCTTTTGAGTATATTTTCCAGGTGGATAAAAACTTTTAGGTATCACCCACATATTTAGTTTGCTGTCAAACTTCCGTCCAGGAATACGTTTGACAACATCAATCATAAGCGGATGATACTTAAATTGCAGGAAATAATTCTTTTCGTCTTCTTGGATTAACATGCTGCTGCTGTTGCAAGAGGTTGATTTTTCGGTTTACGTCCTCGCTTCGGTTTCTCAACAGTGATCGGAGTAACTACTCCGGTATCCGTATCTACCATTTTTCCGGCTTCAAACGGAGCGTCCGGTACTGCTTCAAAGTCTAGCGTCGTTTGAGTTATAGCAAATTTTTGATTGAACAAATATTCTTTTACTTCATAAATCACTGCCTGTACAGCCAGGTTCAATTCATTAATGTAAGGATATTCAAATTCACTATCCGATGATTCCAACGCCTGAGCAGGAGAACTGAAATCAACTGAACCACCAATTTGAAGATACCGTTCACCCATCAAAATGACCGTATCGGTACTACTATCATTCTTTCCCATTTTGATACCGTAAACATCAGCATTCTTAAAATCATCGTCGTCACCAGTCAGATTATCCATTCCAACAATCGCAGCTCGCTCACTTACTTTATCGGATTCTTTCATTTCTGTGAGAAGAATAAAATGAGGAATCAGTTTCTTGAAAGCATTTGTACAATCAATATGTGCCGGTATCTCAGACTTAACAACAATATCCTTGTCACCCTCCGGACGGAACTCCGTATAAGTTACTGTCAACTGACGACCATTCAAAACGGCCTTTTTAATTTTAGGTTCTCTTTCTTCCATACTATCAACGAATTAATGTGTTATACTTTTCCGGGCATGTGGTCATTACTATTGCTGAACCAATCACTAACCGGATTAATTTCTTCGCTTTCAACAACCTTCTTTCAGTGGCTTTTACTGATTTAATCAAAGTCTGTTTAGCGGTTTCACTCTCATGTTCATGGGCGAGATTCCCAATCTTAACCTGTTTTTCCATCCTAATACCTTATATGTTCATACCTGTTTGTAAATGAGTTGAAATATTGATCGTCCGGAGACGGTAATCTTATACCGAATTCGCTAGCGGCATCCGCCTGTACTTTGTTGAGAAATACAGTCATTTCAGCCGTATTAAGTTTCGATGTAGTCCGGACGACAATTTCCTCTTTACCATTAATGAATACATTTCGCCAAAGGAACTTTTTACAGTAATATTCATATACATCTTGTTTCAGTGTACCTGTTTCATCTTCTATACAAGTAAGCCACATCCACATGAGGGCGTTTTGGTCAACAGTGCGTTTCTTTACTTTTTTCTTTATTTCAAGCGTATATTCACCGTTGACAACAAGATTAAAGAGAAGCTCGATCGGCTGACCTAGCCACTTGATTACTCCTTGTTCCTTGACAAATCGTGTTTTCATATTTCAGCAAAAATCTTTTTATCAGTGATTAGTTCCCGGTTCAATTCGAGAAATTCAATAAACCTTTCACAATGCCGGGTTAATAGTGTTCGGCTCTGTTCGTGGTCATATTTATAAAGTTCCGGAAATTGAGCACCGGTAATGAGTGGTGTCCGGCTTGTACCTCCTTTCAAATGATAAGCGGTGTATTCAAAAGAATCAATGTCTTTGACTAGTCCGGAAGAGATAAGGCAATAAGGATACACATGTCGTTGCCAACCTTCTGAGTACTTTCCAAACTCATACCGGGAAGTTGTCTTAATATCGTACACCCTATTTCGGTTCAGTTCATCAATATACCCGTACAACTCTACGGTCCCGTATTTTGTAGGAAGAACGGCTTTAACAAACAACTGACTAACTGATCCATGAAAGTATTCAGCAGCTTTACAACAGAAGTGATATGAAAATAAAAACGTTCTGTTGTTGTATGTCGCTGTAATTGTATCACTATTGATATCTTCCACTATCTGAGTTTTGACAGGCTTGTTGTGGATAAAGTAATCAACAATATCATTGAATGCTGTACCCTTATCCGCGGGTTCTGAATCGAACGGAACCCGGTTAATACTGTCAAGTAGAGACTGTTTCATTTCAGTCTCTATCTCTTCATACGTCTTTTTATACTCATCTGTCTCTTTGTCTCGATTGAAAAAACTCTCAAACTCACGATCAACATGCAGATACTTTTCAAACTGATCTAAAAGAGACGGGTAGAATTTATACTTAGGCTGTTGCTGCGGCATCGGCTGATTCATACTTCTTAGTTAATTTATTCAACTTTAATCCCAGGCTATTACATTTATCCCGGATCATCAGACCGGCTTTCAGTTTGCTATCCCAAATATGTTGTAGCTTTCCCATGTTTTCAGTGACACCGTTAGCGGTATCAGCATCAACAATCAATTCTACATTTTCCTTTACAACATCAATCAAAGCCTCATAATCATTACTGATATCTGCCTGTTTTTTTAAATAAGTCTGATAGCTATCGAATATACTTGATAAGAAAATGTTTTGTCCGGTAACATTGCCAGAAGCATCAATAATGATTGGTATCTTCTGCATGGGCGGGAGATTACATGTATTCTTTGCATAGAATTTCTCTGTAGGTGACCAGCTAATCGTGCGTTCACTTCCAATCGCTTGCATGTAACCAACCAAATCGAGTTCTTTAATCAGGTCCCCCGCAGATGATCCACCAATCTCCGGACGGACAATCCGGTTCTCTCCATCTTTCTCCTCCCGTTCATGGGCGACAAAAATCAAATTCTTTCCCATCATTGAACACTGAGAAAGAAAATTGATAAACATTGTCTTACGAACTCCATAGCCTTTTAAAGAAAGGGAGCCATCACGCTGGCCCATCTTCGGATCGTTTTTAATAATATAGACAGACATAAAATCCAACATCTTCCCGGCAGTATCAATAACGATTGTTTTAAATGGAGATAAATCTTCCTGCAATGCCTCAATCACCATGTCCCAATTTTTCACCTGTAACGTCGGACACTGAAAAGCGCCATTCACACGCTTTACACCTCCATCAAAATCCAATAATACCGGAGAAGGAGTAGACAAACCTAATGTTGACTTACCAAGACCTGGCTGTCCGTAGATCAGCGCTTTGATTGTTGTAGAAACTTCCAGTTCGGAAGGTTGTTTGAATAAACTCATAGCTTGAAAATTAATTTGTTAGTAATATTATTTAGTATTCTCTTTTTCCTTCAATTGTTTTTCCGTCACGACGACCGATACTCCAAATACACACGCCCAGAAAAAGACATTTCCAGGTTCCCATTTATCTGCGTTACACACAAGAAATAAGCATCCGAAAGACAGGAAAAAGAATAAGAATGATAATAGTAGTTTCATATAGTATTCCTCCTTAGTTGTTTTTGCAGTAGTTTAAAATCCATCTTCAATACATCAGACAACCGAAATAAATAATGTTCATCACGGCTGTTTCGTTCTTCTGGTGTTATCAATCCCCGTTGGATATACCGGAATACTGTCTGATAACTTATACCGTGAATTTTTGCGACCCATGAAGCAGGTATCAAAACACTATAATAGCGCTCATATACTTCTGCTTTTGCCTTTTCTGACAGCAATCCAGATACTACAGTCTCTAAATCACTTTGCGTCATTTGAATTATTTGATTTATTTGCATCACGCAGCCATATAAAATTCAACTTCATTCCTTCTCACCCTCCTAACTCGGCATGTTAACTGTTCTGTTCCACTCAATGTTGAAAGAAAAAGGATTAGTAAACATGAAGCCATTAATTGCCGGGCATCCTTTAGGTTAAATTCAACTCCGTATATCAACCGGAAGAATTCTTTTATCAATCCAATCTGGGTAGTTACACCCAGTTTAGCCATTGCCGATTTAATTTGATTTTTTTCGGTATGTTCCGATACACAGCGCTTATCGGCAGCAATCTTTACAACCTCATGTTCGGCCAGGTAAAGTACTGCATCAGTTTCCGAAGCGGTAAGCGGAATCATATCTGTGCAAGTTTTCTTTTAAGTTCCTCCGCCATCTTTTTGCGTTGAACAACTTTTGGTTTTAGATATGCGACAGCCTCACACAATACTTTGTATTCGGCATCATACCATTTCTCTTCATCAGGGCCTTTCTCATGTTTCATCATAGTATTAAATGTCTGGTGTGATACACCAGCTAGTTCACATATGGCCTTTTTATCTCCGTACTGTTTGTTTATACGGATAAATTCAATTGCTTCTTGTGTAGTCATAATTAATTTATTATTGATTTGATGTGGTCAACCGGGAGTCGAACCCGGTAACAAGCCTGGCAGAAAAATGAATATATTGTCAAATAATTTTGTTTACTCCGCTATACTTGTGACCGCCTGCTCTAGGTTGGTGTTCTCTCCTTCATATCGCAGACTCATTTAGTGGGTTATTTACTCGTAACCAGCGTGCCTACACGCCTTAATGGTTACATATCATATCTCGTAGTACGTCAAAGATCGTTTTCAATGTGGACGGTGCCGGTATCGAACCAGCCTCTTTACATCGTGCGCACTCTGTAATGTTTCATCCCAGATTACTGACCGCCCGTGTGCCGGGATTCTCACCCGGCTGAACCTTATTTTAGTCAATCATTAGCCAGCTTCACAGCGGTTTTCTACTTTGGCAAATTTGTTTCCTATCAATGTATATCCAATACCAAAAATTTCATCGACAACAAATGCATACAATCCAGCAAACTTCTTCGTGTTTATTGCCAATGTTTCAGTTGAATAGAATTTGTCTGAATAGACAACCTCATAATCCCGATCGGCACGTTGTACATGGACTGAAAAATATTTCTGGTTGGTGAATATTGCTATTGTGATTTCCGTTCCGAAACATTCACATTGTACCACTTGTACCATCTTTAAAATATCTCTTAATTCATTCATGGCTACCTCCTTCCTACACCCAGAAATCAATGATGTACTGAACAGCCTCTACTTTGCTATCAACGTTATACTCTCTGCATGCTTCTTCTTCTGTCATGCTTACTAAAGTTTCAATTTCCGCTTTCATTAGTTCAATCTTGTTACTCATATCGTTTACTTTTTTATCAAATTGACTATATCAGGTTATTTACTTTTCTTATATTTGCTATTTACTTTGTATTGTGATTATTGTTTGTTGTTAATCACATTGCAAATATACTCAATTGAGTTTTACAAATAACTCTTTTGAGGATTTTATTTCTTGAAATTGATATTATTTAACACTCAATTGAGTTATGACAATACAGGAAAGAATTCAAACTATTGTAGATAAGCTATTTAACGGAAATAAAAACCAATTCGCAAAAGCGATAAATGAACCGCCCACTAGCGTAAACAATATATTAGGAAGTAGACAAAGTGTTCCTTCTGCTAAATTCTTAGAGAGCATAATACACTCAATTGAGAATATAAATGCATCTTGGTTACTAGCAGACATAGGGAATATGCTAACTGAACAGAAAGAAGAAGCAATCCCTATCCAAAACGAATATCTTATGATGGTTCCGCTGGTCAACCAATATGCACAAGCTGGCTATATGATGGGTTGGGCTGACGTAGCCTACATTGAAACACTTCCTAAAATCCCGTGGATTGTTGACAAAGAATATAAAGGTAAGTACATCAGCTTCGAAGTCAGAGGTGACAGCATGGATGACGGTATGAAGCACAGCTATGAGCAAGGGGACATTTTGCTTTGTCGAGAAATTGGTTGTGATTACTGGAAAAGCAAATTACATATCAACGCATGGGATGCATTCGTCATCGTACATAAGACAGATGGTATTGTACTCAAACAGATTGTTGACCATGATGTTGAGAAAGGAATAATTACCTGTCATTCCTTCAATCCGATTTATCCAGACTTCACGGTGGACCTCAGAGATATAGCGCAACTATTCAATGTGGTCAAACAACAAAAGAATAAGTAAAACAATATGAGAAAAAACATGACATAGAAGTGCCTAAATAAAAATCACTAATTAAACATTTCACAAAATGAAGAAAACATTTTTACTATTACTGACCATTATTGCATTATCTAGCTGTGTCACTAGAAGCTATTATGTTGAAACAGGAAGTATTGATTATAGTCAATACACAAAAGAAGGATTTTTTATGACAGAAGCTTCATCCGTATCATTCAACTATGAACCAGTAGCATCTGTATATACTATTATATATAGTGGAGAGGACAAAGAGTGGGCAAAAAAACACAAGTCGAAAGAAAATCCATTTCCATCCAATCGCAGAAGGGCAACATACACAGATGGTATAGATGCCATATATAAAGATGCTGTCAGCAAAGGTGCAAACGGCATTATTGGTCTTAAATATCATGCAATATACGACGGTATATACCTTGATTATATCTATGTGGAAGGCATGGCTATTAAAAAGAAGTGATGTGATGATTAAAATACTAAATACATTACTGTTATTGTTCCTTTTTGCAGGATGCGAAAAAAAGGAGTCCATAGAAGTTGAAAAAACGATCGATATCATGACTCTAACTCCAGAACAAAGGTTAGAAAAAGCACAAAATGTAATAATCGAATATTCCAAGAATTATTATCCAATTTATTACAATCCTTTAAGTTGGAGCGAGTTGATAGAAAGTAAAACCCCTAACAACGGTACTACTTATTGGGATATAACGCATGAATACGTTGTTAAGAAAAAAGAAGACAATACTAAATACCTAATAAAAAGAAAATATTCACTAGACAAGTCAATAACAAAAGTTGCAGGATTTACTCATCAAGGTGAATATATACTATAAGTAGATGCAATGCTTTATATCTCCTATATAAAAACTAAGAATATGTTAGCGAACGAGAAGATTACAGAAAACAGGATTATAACCGACCGGTTCCTGGCTATCATGTACCAGCTGATCGGATTAAGGAAAATAAAAACAAAAAAACAATTTGCGGAGTCCGTCGGCCTCGCATCCTCTAACATATACCGTATGGAGATTGAAAACACAATGAATGTACCCTTGTATGCTATTCGCATGGCATACGAGCGGTACAATATAAATCTTGAATATATATTTACTGGAAAAGGAAAAATGTTTAATGAATAA